GACACTTGACTAAATAATGCATAAGGTCTATAATAAGACCTGACGTTCATCCCACTCTTGGGTGGGACGCAAGTAAGTCGCGGAACGGAGCCGTTCATCCCATGATTGAATTACTTTTATATTCATCACTCAGTTGTTCTGATGCCGATGCTATTATGTTTCGGATGAGGAATAATAAAAATCTTGACAACCAAGTTAAGATTGAACTAATAGAAGCCGTAAAGGAATCTACACCTGAGTGCTATCCATGGGACGCAAACGACTAAAGGAACGGACCTAAAAATCCAACTACTTTAGGAGTAACTACAATGAACACCCTTCAAATGGTAAAACAGCAGATCAACAAAGCATCTGCACTTCACAACGCACAGATTACCCACACCTCATATCGTGGTGTTGAGTATGATACTCGTTGTGTAGAAAGTAAAGAGTCGCACGGTACATTCTGCTATCGTGGTCGTACTTATACTAAGTGATTCATTAACTTACATTAAAGAGAGGGTTTTAACCCTCTCTTTTTTTGTCTTTAAGTAACGAATTAACAAATGTTAGTGAATTAACACAAAGTAGTCTACATAGTATAGAATTAAGGCTAGCCTATGAAGTAATTCCTTCTTATGGTATTAAAATCTATGGAGGTGAAAATGCATAATCGCATTTCCCGTAATCAATTGGCAGAATGGGTGCATATCGAAAATGCACTTTCTAAATCTGACGAAGAATTGGATTTAGTAAATGACTACTTTGACTGTTTAATCGAATGCGAAGAAGACCAAGGAACATGTAAAAGAATTTGTAAAATTCTACTAGCAAATTAATTTAACATCGGGGGGGTTCGCCCCCCTTTTTTTATGCTATAATACCTACAGTGTATAAACTATTATGGACAAAGAACGATTGAAACTCATCGTCCGTAACTTAGAACTCTTGGTTGATGGATTGAAAGCAGAGGTGTATTCTGATCCTAGTGCTTACACAGATAAGCAGGAGAATTTTGACGATCCTCCTCAATATTACGGTGATTACGACGAGGTATTTAATGATGACGATGGGTATCCCGACTGATAGGGCAAGAAAGTATATTAAACTGCTTCGCAGACTAGTGAAGCAAGAGCATCTTTATACAGAAGAAAAACTGATTGAGATGAAGAAACAACTGCGAGATCTTGAGGAAGAATTAGCAGAATTAGAGAAAAAAGTATCAAAAGGATTTAAATGAGTGTAAAATTGATCAGTGTGACTCCCGATGCGGAGAAAATGATGGCATATGTGGCGCGTGTGTCAAACCCCAATAATCAAGAAAATCCCAACTATGCAAAACTATTAGGATACTGCATCAAGCATAATCATTGGTCTGTGTTTGAGCAGGCATTTATGACTCTGGAACTTGAAACTACCAGGGGTGTAGCAGCTCAAGTGCTCAGACATAGATCTTTCACATATCAAGAATTTTCTCAAAGGTATGCTGATAGTTCTATGCTTGCGGATACAATTCCTCTTCCAGAACTTCGTAGACAAGACACCAAGAATCGTCAGAATAGTATTGATGATGTTGATGCGTTTATCTATCAAGAATTCCAAATTAAAATGCAAAAACATTTTGAAGAGGGAATGAAACTATACAAAGAGATGCTTGATGCATCGATTGCAAAAGAGTGTGCTCGTTTTGTACTTCCTCTCGCCACACCCACAAAAATCTACATGTCCGGTTCTTGCCGTTCATGGATTCATTACATAAATCTGAGGACTGCTAACGGTACTCAGAAAGAGCATATGGATCTTGCAGAAGGTTGTAAAAAGATCTTTATTGAACAATTTCCCACCTGTGCAGAAGCACTTGAGTGGATCTAAATAAAACACCTTGGAGTTAATACTATGCCATCATATCCTGTAAAGAACAGCAAAACTGGGGAAGAAAAGGAGTTGAATTTGACTATTGCAAACTATGAGCAATGGCGTAAAGATAATCCCGATTGGGACAAAGATTGGAGTAAAGGATGTGCCTCTGCACAGGAAGTAGGTGATTGGCAAAATAAACTAATCTCTAGAAATCCTGGATGGAATGATGTCCTTGGTAAAGCATCGAAAGCACCTGGTTCAAGAGTAAGAAGGATTTAGTATGGCAAGAAGAAAAAGAGCATCTGCAGAACAACCCATTGGAGTTGGATTCACAGCAAAGCAGATGAAGAGGAAAAAACCCCTCAACCAGGAATATCTGGTTGATATTGATCCACTTTCCGAAAATCAAAAACAACTTTTCAATTCATATAATGAAGGTAAGCACATTGTTGCTTATGGTTGTGCAGGCACTGGTAAGACCTTTATTACACTCTACAACGCACTTCGTGATGTTTTGAGTGAGAACACTCCTTACGAGCGTATCTATCTTGTACGCTCTCTGGTAGCAACCAGAGAGATTGGTTTCCTTCCTGGATCTCATGAAGACAAGGCAGACATTTATCAGATTCCATATAAGAATATGGTGAAATATATGTTCCAAATGCCTAGTGACGCAGACTTTGAGATGCTATATGGAAATCTCAAGTCTCAGGAAAGTATTAAGTTCTGGTCCACTTCATTTTTGCGTGGAACTACTCTTGATAATGCTATTGTTATCGTGGATGAGTTTCAGAATTTGAATTTCCATGAACTTGATAGTATCATCACTCGTGTTGGTGAAAATACCAGAATTTGTTTTTGTGGTGATGCACGCCAGTCCGACTTACAGAAAGATAAAGAAAAGAATGGTATCATTGATTTTTTAAGTATCTTGCGTAAAATGGAATCTTTTGATATAATTGAATTTGGTGTTGATGATATTGTCCGCTCTGGACTTGTCAAAGAATACATTGTTGCAAAAATGGAATCTGGTTTTTAATGTTTAATTATGTTGATGTAGATCTACCTAAACTTGATAGAGAAACTATTGATGGTGTTAGATTTTATAAAGTACCTGATGAAGAAGAACTCCTTCGATTAGTTTCTATCACTTCTGTAACTAGTCATTTCAATAAAGAAATCTTTGTCAAATGGCGTAAAAGAGTTGGTAATGAGGAAGCAGATCGTATCACTAAACGTTCTACAAGACGTGGTACAGATATGCATACATTGGTTGAATATTTTATGAAAAATGAGCAACTACCAGATGTTCCTCCTATTTCTAAATTTCTTTTTAATATCTGTAAAGAAAAACTAAATCTTATAAATAATATTTACGCCCTCGAAGGGTCTCTGTATAGCAAACAATTAGGTGTAGCAGGGACTGTAGACTGTATCGCTGAATACGAAGGCGAGTTAGCTATAATCGACTTCAAAACATCTGCCAAACCCAAACCACGGGAATGGATTGATCACTATTTTGTACAGTGCATGGCATATGGTTGTATGCTGTACGAACTGACTGGCATTTCAGTCAAAAAACTTGTAATTATTATGGCTTGTGAAAATGGAGAATGCGTCGTCTATGAAGAACGAAACAAATCAAAATACATCAAACTTCTCACAGAATACATTGGAAAGTTTGTTAGAGATAAACTGGAGCTCTATGGAACCTAACAAAGAACTAGAGAAAGCAATTGAAAGTAAATTTTTAACTCCCTCTAAATTTGCTTTAGAAATTGAAAAAATTGCTTCTGAAGAAAAATTTAATTACATCGATGCTATCGTACACTATTGCGAACTCAATGAACTTGAGGTAGACTCTGTAACGAAGCTTGTATCCAAACCACTGAAGGAAAAACTGAAGTGGGATGCTACAAGACTTAACTTTATGAAGAGAACATCGAGAGCAAAACTTCCTTTATGATCGTGACACCCTTTGAAACTTATCAACATTATTTGTCACTAAAAAATCATTTTACAAATCCCAAATACGACTTCTTTAAATACGGAGCAAAAACCCGTGCTAGTGTAACCTCTTTCAATAAGAGGAAAGACAAGTATTGGTTCGAGAAAACCTCTCGCAAATACTCCGATGAAGAGGTCGTTGATTTTTTGGTATCAAACTTTTCTTCCGCCGATAACCCACAGAACCTATGGATTGGAACAATTATCAATTCTGGAGAAAGGATTTACGCCGAATGGAAAAAGAGAAAACAGAGTTCGACTTACTTATTCAAAGAACAAAGCAACGAGTTGTTCTCGGAGAAAGAATTCGAGAAACTGTTCGATTGTTCCAAAGGACATCCCATTCTTCTGAAAGAATATCTAAGCGGGAGATTGTCTCTAGAAAACTTCGTGATCTACGAAAAAATCTTCCATTTTTCAAAAAATTTCGATAAGAAGTTAATTGATCCAGTATGGGAAACTGTCAGTTTGAAATTGAAAAAATATGGACCATTCATAAATATTAATGTATTTCAATACAAGAAACTTCTACGGTCAATAGTAAATGAGTGAATTTTTCGACTCCGAAATTATTCAGGAGGAACTAACTGAAATTAATAATTTACAGGAGAAGATCTATGGATCTCTCTTTGGTTTTGGTATGATGTCTAAAGAAGATCGTCTTGAGCATATTGAAATCTTGACAAACTTGCTAGAAAAGCAAAGAGTGATGTATACTAGATTATCTCTTTCAGACGATCCAAAAGCGGTTGAAATGA